GACTGCACGCTCGAAGCGCGCGTGACGCACCTCGAAAGGCTGCTCATGGAAATGCTCTCGGGCAAAGTGCTGATCCCGGGGTTGCAGGTAAAAAAACTGGGCGTGTGGGGCGACAACAACCTCGTCGTCACGGGCGAGGGTGCGCCGACGAAAGCCCCCGACCGCGCAGGGCAGTTCTATGTCGATACGAAGAACAACGCGGTCTACCACTCCGTGGGTAACGGCGCGGTGTCGGACTGGAAGAACGCTTAAACTACATACCACATGTCACAAGTCAACAAATACGCCAACAAGGCGGGTTACACGGCCGACAAGAATCGCAAGGACACACAGTCGGCGGTATCCTACATCGAGGACGACGGGGCGCTCATCTACGACGGCGTGAACGTCGTAGTGGACAAGCCGGCCGCCGGGGTGGGCGACCTCGCGGTCTTCGACAAGACCACGGGTACTATCCGCTTCGTCAAGGGTGCGACGCTTGTTGCAGAGCAGCTGTCGCCGCAGCTTGTCCCCGTGGCCGTGGTCTATGCCCGGCAGGGCGGGCGGGTGCTGATCGTGTCGCTCGAAAATGCTTTGGGTAGTACCCGATGGGCGAATACTTACAAGGTTGCATTGTCGGGCTTCGACCTGTCTGCGGGCGGAACCGCGGTTCTTACATTTGGATTAGGAATTTATAAAATCAACCTGACCTTAACATGGGGCGCGGGTGCGGAACTTTCGGATATTCATGCTCAAATCAACTCGTTCGTGACCGGGCAAATCAAGGACTACGGTTGGACATCGAGTGTCGACGAGGCAAATTCGCGTATCATCATGTCGTCGAATACATGGTCGCCCAGCTATGCGACTATCGGCGTCGTAAGCGGCTGCCAAATCACAAGACCTCCGGAAGACGTCAACTACCAAACAACGTTGACGGGGGTGTTGATCGAGGGGGAGCGGGAATATGTCCGCCGTAATAACGGCGTTAATTCGTCGTATGCGGGCTGCAATCCCGAAAAATTCCTGCAATACTATTCGGCCCACGGAAGTGATAAAACCGGACAGCAACCGGGTAGCAGCGAGATTATCCGCGAAAGCGCCTTTACCGAAGAAGCCAATCCGGCATTGGTCGCCGCCTATCCGACCTACCGGGATTATCTGTTCGGAGAACATTTGCTGCAATATCCCGCAGCCTACGGCGCGCTGCTTCGTGACGGCAAGACCAACACGCGCCTGATCGGGCGGCTTACCTTCGAGGACATTTATGGTAAGATACAGTACCGATATATGGCTGCTGCGGCTGCTCTCGACTACGGCGTCTCGGTCGAGGGCGCAACTACCGGACTGGAAGCGGGTGCATGGTGGCTTCCGTCCGTCGATGAAGTCTACCTGCTTATGCACGACCGCGTGCTGACGGCTGCCGACGTGGAAAAAGACCCTGTAAACCGCACGCTGTCGCGCCTCGGTAAGACGTCCTGCTACGGATCAGACTATTATCTGTGGACATCGTGTGAGCTCAACCTCAGCGGAGTGCTCATCTACGGCGGCACAATGGGCAGCGTGAGCAGCTACAACAAGCATTACACGAGCGCCGTGCGCCCGGTCTGCGCCTTATAACTATCTGAACCATGGAAACACAACAACAGATCGACATCCTCGAATCGCGGCAGCTCGAATTACGGGCGATCATGGCCAAATCCGACGACAGGGCAGCCAAATGCAGTAAGTCCGGCCTTGACTTCCGGGCTACCTATCCTCTGGATTATGAGGAGTACGAAGCGGCCAACGCGGAGTACAACGCGAATGAAAAGACCCTTGCGGAGCTGAGGGCCCGGCGTGCCGAAGAGCTGGCCGCCGAAGAAACGGTTATGGACTTTCAAAATATTGAGCAATGAAGATGTATATGACCAACAAGCCCAACGGCGAGCCGTTCTATCCCGTAACCGTAGCCGAGGCCGTGCTTGTTTCCGAAGGAGAAACATTAGCCGCGGTGCTGAAACGGCTCGAACAGAGGATCGCAGAATTGGAGAAGTCGGAAGCGGCGCCCCAGGCGCAGACAAACGTGTTGCCCGAACAATAGAATACACCCTATGGAAGCATTGTGGAGATTTATAGAAAGGCTCTGCGAAAAAGTATGGCAGGTGTTGATCGGTGCCCTGGTGTACATGTTCAACGCCATAGCCCCCATACACGACATACTGACGGCCTGCATGATTATATTCGCCGCGAACTTTTTCACGGGCCTGTTCGCCGGCGTGCTCGTACAGCACGAAGGATTCATATTCCGCAAGGCTTTCAAGTGCATATCCGAGGCTGCGGTGATTTCGGGACTGATGGCTATGATACTGCTCGTCGGGGACAACATCGACAACCACGACGGGGCGATGTCGGCGATCTCGCTCGCAGTATATGCCCTGATATATTTCTACGGGGTCAACATCCTCAAGAACCTGAACCGCATATTCCCGAAGAACCGATACATCGACTTCCTGTACTATGTGCTCTCGTTCGAGATGATTAAGAAGATTCCCTATTTGGAAAACTACAAACAAAAACAAAAGGACAAATGAAAAAGAAATGGATCGTATGGAGCATCGTTGCGGCCGTGGCCGTAGTGCTCGGAATCGTATTCCCGCGTTACATCCTCGTGGGGGTTGTTTGTGCTATGGCCGGATGGGTCGGGCATATCCTGTACACTAAACACATCGCGCAATGACACGAGGGCTCAGAAACAACAACCCGCTCAACATCGAGAAGACACGGGGCGGCAATCCCTGGCAGGGCGAGGTCGTGCCGTCGAAAGACAAGCGTTTCGCGCAGTTTACGACGGTGGCATACGGCTATCGAGCTGCCTTCAAGCTGTTGAACAACTACCAGCGTAACTACGGGCTGGACACGATCCGCAAGATGATCGGCCGCTGGGCCCCGTCGGAGGAGAACCACACGGACGCCTATGTCCGCACCGTGGCGGAAAGATCGGGGGTGCCCGCCGACAGCCGGATCACCACGACCAACCGCGACGTGATGGTTCCCATCGTTGCGGCCATGTCGTTCGTAGAGAACGGCGTCGAGGCCAAGATGCTCGACGTGCAGGCCGGGTGGGAGTTGTTTGTAAAAGCATGAAACGCCTGATTCTCTACCTGCTCGCCACCCTTTCGGCCGGGGCCCTGCTCTTCGGCTGGGGATACCGCAGGGGCGCCGCGTCGGTGGTTGTCGAAGAAACGACGCGTATCGACACGGTGTTCTACCCGAGACCGGAACCGCTGCCCGGCACGTACCGCTTCGCCGACATCTCGGTGCCGGTGCTGCTCTTCGCGCCGCCCGACACGGTAACGGAGACCGTCGTTGTGAAAGTCGGGGCAGACAGCGTGCAGATGAAGGTGGCAATGGAAACACGCCCCTACTCGGACAGCACCTACCGGGCACAGGTCAGCGGGCCCCGGATCGGCAACCTGCGGCCGACGCTCGACTGGATAGAAACATACAACTGCACTACCACCCGACAGCAGGTAGTCACCCGGCGGAGCCGCTTCGCCCTGACTGCCGGGATCGGGGCGGCGTACACGCCGCAAGGGTTCCAGCCTACGGTCGGCGTAGGAGTAGGTGTTATTTTATGGCAATTCTGACAGGTATGAAGATAATTTATAACGACATCATCCCCTTCAAGGGATACAAGGCTATCAATCTGTTCGGGATCGTATTTGCCCGCAAGTCCGCCCGCCCGTTGTCGGATAAAAATAAAAACCACGAAGCGATACACACCGCACAGATGAGAGAACTGTTATATGTGCCCTTCTACATCGTCTACCTATTGGATTGGGTATTTCACGGCTTCAAGTACCGAAGGATAACTTTCGAACAGGAAGCATATGCCCATGAAGATAACCCTGAATACCTTGAAATACGAAAACACTACGCGCAATGGAAGAGATGATTTACATATACTGGGATGACTTCCCATCGGTTGTAACCGAATAACGGGCCTTGGGGTACGGGCATAAAAAAGTCCCCAACGCTTTCCCGCATATACCACTATACGATTGTGCCAACGCACCACATTGAGGACTTATTCCTTGAATCGGTGTGTTGGCTTTTTGTATAGTGGTATAACAAATTTATAATAAAAAATCGGGAAAGTATATGCGTAAATCAGAGCTTTTTGCACAAATACTCGAATGTGTTGCATTTGAAACTGAAATAGCTAAGGAACAAATCCTTTCGAAGGATAAATTTCAAGATGTGGTCGATGCGCGCTACATGCTCGTACACTTCTGCCATAAGAACGGCATGTACACCACCGACATCGCCCGGATGATGCGGTTCTCCCGACGCGCCATAGAGAAGATGGTCGCCGGGTTCGATGAACGCAAGCGATACAGCCACCCTATATTCGAAATACAGTGCGAACTTATTGCGAAGAAGTTGCCTCCCATCTGCGCCCCAATGAATTGATATGCCTGCCGCCCGCAGCCACCTTTGCAATGTTGCAACAGGTGAACGCCCGGCCTTGACAGGGGCGGCAATCATTCAATAATCATTAAAAATGGGTTCGGATAAAACTTATATTTTCGATGGAGGCGGCTCGGGTGGCGGCCTTGACATCGCGGCTCTCGTCTCGTCAATGATGGGCAACAAGGGCATGGATCCCAACCTCGTAGCGGCACTCATGAACGGTAACAACAACCGTGGTGCATGGGGCGGCGACGGGTGCTGGTGGATCTGGATCATCCTGCTCTTCTTCTGCTGGGGCGGTAACGGCTTCGGATTCGGAGGCAACGGCGCGAACGGTCTGCCTGCGCAGCTCAACGGTGACGCCGGACGCGAACTTCTCATGAACGCAATTCAAGGCAACGGCACGGCGATCACTCAGCTGGCATCGTCGCTCAACTGCTCGACGCAACAGATTCAGTCTACGCTGTGCAACATCCAGAGCATGCTGGGGATGTCGAGCCAGCAAATCATCAATGCCGTGCAGTCGATGGGTTGTCAGATCGGCAATCAAATCGCCGCGTGTTGCTGTGATATGAAGCAGGCCATTAATGGCGTCAATGTGGGCATGGAGCGCGGATTCAGTAGCGTTGCCTATGAAACACAACGTCAGACCTGTGATTTACAAAACACAATTCGCGAAACTTCTCAAAGCGGGACTACAGCGATAATTTCCAAACTGGATCAAATGCAGGCAGCTGCATTGCAGGATAAAATTGATGCCCTGCGCGAAAAGAACAGCACGCTGACCACGCAGCTCAACCTCGAACACCAAAACGCCTACATGGCCGGTGTTGTAGGACAGGCTGTAGCACCCGTGAACGCCGCTGTAGCGGCTTTGCAGAATGACGTGAATAGCATCAAGTGCAAGCTGCCCGAAACGGCTACTGTGCCCTATTCGCCTATTGTCGGTGTGCCTACGTGTATTGCCGCACAATATGGTCTCGGATATGGTGCAGGGTTTGGCTTTGGGGGGAGCGGCGGATTTTGGGGATAATGCTATTATTCGCCGATAGGTGAAATGTTCTTTGACTTACTGATAAGAGGCTTCCCAATCCGAAAGCCAGCGCCAATGAAATCCTTTCAATGTGCGAGTTGGTTTTCGAATGCATTCATATATTCCTCCGATGTGAAATCCGTGTAATTGATGGGCTTCGGATGCTGTTTTATATTTTGCAACCAATATTCCATTTTTAATCTGGACAATTGGCTTTCTGTTTTTCTTGTTGGGTATTCTTCGTGCTTTTGCTGCACACTCTCTTGTGACAGGGTTAAGCATGTTCATTGAACGAGTACACCAACGAAGATTACGTGCCACATTGTTCGTCCGGTTCCCATCTATATGGTCTACATATGCATAGTTATTAGGATTGGGGATGAACGCTTTAGCAACAAGCCTATGGACTAATTCAGTCTTATCGACTCCGTGTAGGGATGTAAGTCTAACTCTCAAATATCCTCCCCTATTTGGGCGAGGAGTTAATATGCGAGGTTTAGTCATCCAACTATTGTTATTACCTCCGCTCACGCGATGGGATAGCGATGAAACTCTACCGTAATCAGATACCGCGAAATAGCCGAGCGTACCATCAATAATACGCCATTCTTCTCCTTCGAGAGCAATTCTCTCTATAAATTCCCGATTTGTCATTGCCAAACAATTTAGTGGTGCCAAACGAGAAAAAGAGGGAAGGACGTTTGGCAAGCCCTTATCAGTTGGTCATGACTCCAACCTATCCCGATGTAAAATTAGTTATAATAACTTAAATTACAAAAATATGGCAGTATTCCCATTTCAGTATGTTAACCGCAGGGGCATACCGGTACTAAAAACTACGGGCGTGACAGTGGAGACCACGGGTGTTGTGTTTTCCTTTCCCAACCACGCATTTGCAAATTCGTGGTACCGAGGACTCGTGCTGGTTGAGTTGGTACAGGAAGTCCCTGCCGGCACAACGGGAACGCTTCCCGTGCTGTTTGAAACCAACGGGCAAAATAAGAATCTGACGACGTACAACGGAGCAAATGTCACAGTATCGGATATTCCGGGTTCAGGGGTATACCAGATATGGTATGACAAGCAGACCGATACTTTGCAATTGATGACCGGTGCCGTCTGAATTAAAAAAACAATTAACAGAAAGAACGGGAGAAGGTAACTCCTTCTCCCTGACTTTCACAAATCATTAACCAAGATGTTTCAGAACTTGAAAAAAGGCTCCTTAGTCTACGTCTTCGACAATCGCGAGCAGCCAAAGTTTTATACAGCGAATGTAAAAGATGTGTCGGCCCCGTACATTCCGCCCCAGAAACCGGGGCAGTTCTCGCCGATGCAGCAGTTCATCAATATCTCGATAGAGGGCAACGAGCCGTGGGGCGTCCCCATGCTGGCGGACATCGTTTCGAAAGACGGCCTTACCGTAGCGACGACACGTGAAGTGTTGAAACCGACCATCATGGAGGCACAGCAGGCAAGCCGTGACATCGTGGAATCATTCGACAGGCACAAAGCCAACCTGAAGGTCTACGACGAGATCCTGATGCAGCTCGACCCCGAAGCTGCGCGTTCAAAAGAGCTCGAAGCCGAAAACAGGGAGTTGCGGAAGATGCTCGCTGACATGAACGAACGGCTGAGCCAGATACCGACGGCGGAAGAACTGAGGAGCCTTGTCAAGTCTGAACCACCTGCAAAAACAAAGTAACTATGGGTTGGAGAATCATAGGTGAAGGCCGTGGCGGCTTCGGCGGCCACGAAGAGGAGATGGAGCGGGAGCTCCGACGCGCCTACGAAGAAGGCTTTGAAGAAGGCCGGCGTGAAGGCCGTGGCGGATACGGTGAGCGTGGCGGCTACGGACAAGGTGGCGGCTACGGCGAACGTGGCGAGTATGACCGCGGCGGGTATGAGTATGACGACGCCTACGGCGAACGCCGTGGCGTAAGGGGTACAGGCCCCTATTCGCGGTATCGCAGGCGGTAAACCGGAGGGAGGGGGCCGCAGTGCCCTCTCCAATTTTTAAATCGAAAAATATGGACAGGTTAGATACACATGAAAACTTCCCGGCAGGGTTCCGGGAATATCTCGAAAATTACGGTTGGCACTTTTCAAAGAAAATGTGCGAATTCGCCGTTGGCAAAATGAAGAAAAAGGATGCAAGCGGCAAAGAAACCCCTATTACGCCCTATTCAAACGACGAGGTTCACCAACTTCTCAAACAATATGGCGTAGAATTAAAAAACGATGTAGGATACAATGCTTGTTACGTTGCAAATATGGCAAAAGCAGACTTCCTTGGGTCGTCGTTACCGAATGAACAGTACTTGGCTAAATTCGTCAAAGACTATCTTGATGATATAGACGGCGCACCAACAAGAGCAATGGATGAATACTATGCAAAGACAATAGCGGAAGGCATTCCAATAATATGGGAGGACATGGTCTAATCACAGTACTCCCAGCGCATATTTCTATGTGTTTTTTGATGACCGCTAAGACATTGTTGTATCCCTCTATATTTATATATGCCAGCCTTTGTTGCGGCAATTATTGAAGGATATACAGTTTCTTCGCCATTGATAGTTATGGATCGAATCTTCCGAGTTCCGAATTGTTTGCCATAAAAATAACACTTTGCACCAGACTTGGCCTTAGAAATACGATTTACAGTTATGGGATTCAGCAAGTTTTCACTAAGCGTACACCAGCGTAAATTTTCAATACGGTTATCTGTTATAATTGTATTGATATGGTCGATACATGGTTTATTGGCAATATTTGGTAAAAATGTCACAGCACATAGACGATGCACAGAACAACGCTTGTGTATGCCATGAACGGATAGCATGACGCTCAGATAGCCGTTTAAATACGGTGTTTGACGGATTATTTTACCACGATGAGACCGTAAATGATTATTCCTTGCATTGACTAATCTATCAAGGCTCTTTATGCGCCCCATAGTAGATGCTTGATAGAATCCCTCATAATTGGGAATGTCGCGCCACTCTTCGTTTGGCAAATTGTCTAAAGATAGGTTTTGATAAGGCTCCATATTGGACAAAAATAAACATTTTTTTAAGAATGAAAAATATCGCAACGCTCGTCCGTAACCTGCCTGCCGACAAGTACCAGGAACTGGCCGGGGCAGTGAACGACGTATTCGAGAACAAGCGCTTCAACCGGGCACAACGCAGAAGGCTGGCGCGAAACTGGCGCAAGTACGGGAAAAGGGAGGAAAAATGAAGATTCGGGACTTGAGTATTCACAAGTATGGATGGACGTTGCGCATATATTATGCCGTGACGTGCTACTATACGGGCGAAATACTCAAGTCCCTTACCGACATCGGATGCCCCGATACGGTTCTTCATCGCGTACAGGGGAATATGGAAAAGTGTGAAATGGATACGGGATTCACCTACTCCAACAAGGAGCATCGGCAAAGTGTCATCGTAATAGGGATGCACTCCTCGCCGTGGGAATTTCTCAACAGCTTTGAGCACGAACTGCGGCACCTCGTGGACGATATAGCCCTTACTCTCGGCCTGCCGATGGCCGGGGAAGAGGTAGCATACCTTACCGGCGAAATAAACCAGGCGCTATGGGAAGATGTGCACCAATTCACCTGTTGTAAATGTAATGGACATGGAAAAAGATGACACACAATACTGGATGGCGATGCTCGAAGTGAGCGAATGCTGCGCACCCATATTCGCTGCCGTCGTATGCGAGTTGATGAATACGATGTAGTTATATTTCCGGGATTAAATCAACGGCTTCACGCTTCTTTTCGTCAATGATTTTTGCGTATATCTGAGTTGTTTGGATATTAGTATGACCGAGCAACTTAGATACAGTGTATATATCTGTCTTATAAGTTATTAGCAATGTTGCAAAAGTGTGACGCGACACATGATAAGTCACATGTTTTTTTATGCCCGCTTTTTTAGCCCATTTATCTAAATATTTCTCAATCACCCATACCATTGGGAGAGAAAATATAATCCCGGTCTCACATTCTGTTTGAGGCAACTGATTTAAGGCATTTGCAGAAAGGGGCACCCAAATTGGCGTGCCTGTTTTTTGCTGTATTACGCGCACTTGCCTTTTATCGTCATCTATCCATTCAATATCTTCCCATCTTAATTTCTGAATGTCCGACAAGCGCAACCCACAAAAGCAACTGAATAAGAATGCCCTTTTAACCATATCATATTCGCAGGGCGTGTTAATCAACTTTTTGATTTCCTCCATCACAAGAAACGTGCGCGGTTTATTTTCGGCTTCTGGACGGTCTTCTGCCGATATGGAATCAGCAGGATTTTTTTCGATAACCCCCTCTTTGACAGCCCTATTCAAAGCTGTAGATAATACTTGAAAATACAGCGCCCTGGTTGCGCCAGTTAATAACTTTCCTCCACGCCCTCGGACTTTGTTAAGGTATTCAATATACCCCTGCAAATATTGCTTGTCAACCTGTTTGAATGTAATTTTGTTGCCAGAGTATGCCACCAGATGATTTATTGAATTCTTGATGCTCTGAGCATACATCCTCCCTCCCTTTTCCAGGTATCGTGCCGATTCGGATTGCAGATAATCAATAAAACGTAACTTAACCTGCGCCTTTGAATTAGAAAAACCATGAGAGCGATTCTGCATTTCAACGATTTTTTCAGATTTTATAGCATTCGCCAAGCTAAGCGTCTCTTTATTTTTTATCCTATCAGCATTCGAGTGTTCTGGGATAAGATATAAATGTAAAAAATCATAAACACGATGCCCAGACTGGTAAATGTCAAGATATAAAGAAATATTCCCATTCTTTAATAGTTTGCGTCTTAATTTGACTGGCTCTTTAATCTTTGCAGTAGTCAT